CACTTAAACCTTTTACTAAATTTGTCATAATTTCTGTCTATTTATTAATTTCTATATATAAAGATAAGGATAATTTACCTATCGTCCTAATCTTTTTCAAGAAACTTTTCAGAAATTTTACGCTTTACCTATAGGTCCGAAGTATGGAATCATATTTGATTTAGTCTGAACCTCGTCGACTAAATAACTAGTAATATCATTAACAGCGTGAGACACTTGATGAGCATGATTTGTCAATTTAATAATGTCTTGGTTATTTTCGCTTTGAATGTAAGAGATAGCCTCTAACTCTTTTTGAATTTTCCGTATATGTATTATAGCGGAAATTAAAAATAACACCAATCCAGATGTAATGATTGATAAGATGCAAATAGCGATAATCATATGATACTTATTTATTTTATAAAAATAAGTATTCCTTTTGAAAGATGCAAATAATTTTTAGTAATTATCTGCCTTGCCCTCTATATGCTTTGTTGTAATGTTTACCTGATTTGTGTACCGAGTTTTTCTTTTTAGAATGTACCCCAGGTCTTTTTCTTGTATTGGTATTTACCTTAACTGAAGAGTTTGTTGATTTTGCTTTTGTTGCCATTATGATGTATATAAATAAAGTTCACCCATATTGTTTTGTTTAACAAATGAACCTAATACATCTTGGTTTGGCATAACTGCAATTGCGTCGTGACCCCGATCTTGTATAGTAGCACCTAATTGCATTGCAATGATCGTCCATCTTTCGAAATCGGTAAATCGTTGCGTTCTTGGTACTGACACTTGTCGAACTTGTTCGGAACCTCCTGGGTTTGAGTAATACATAGACTCACTCCCATACTCTTTAATAGCTTTTTTTACTTCTTCACGAATAATCTGTCTTAATTCAGACTTTTTCATTAGAAGTTATATTTTTGACGTTGTTGTTTAATCATATTCATGTATGTAGTAATTTGAGTACGATTTAATCCAAGCGCCATAATGATGTCATTTAGTATAGATGCAACAGCCGTTTTGTTTAAATTAGGAGTCTTTTGCAAACTAGCTACTAAATCATCAACTTGTTTTCGAACAGAAGCACTGTATTTCACTTGATCTAAATCATAAATTTCATTTACTAATTCAGCACTTGCCAATTCTTTAGCAACTTCTTCTTTGATAATCTGTGTTAATTCTTCTTTTGTCATAATAATTTTATTCTAAAATATCTGTTCGAAAACGAGTTAATGGTTTAAGGTATTATTTACCTGCTTTAACGTGCTCTACTGAAGCTTTCTTATAAGCAGTTACATGTTTTTTAATTTCGTTGATCGCTTTACGCGCTCTTGCTGCTGCAGCTTTGTTCCCCTTGTCAGCGAATACAACGTGATTGTCGTTAAACTCTGCCCATAATGATTCTAAATCTGCTTTAATCTCGAAAACTGTCTTTTCCATAAATTGTTTGTTTTAATAATTGTACTTAATGAATTGAATATTCTTATCCAATTTTATTTAATATAAATATCAGGTTTTTACTTTTTCAATATTTCTATTGCATCTGATAATTTATATATTCTATTTGTGGCCGGGCAGTCTTGGTTATAAGGTCTATCAAATAAGATATACTCTTGTTCATCTCTTCCTGCCTTAACCCATTTATCGTAATTTTTTGGGCTATCATCAATTAGAAAATCGATATCCACTTTATGTTTATAATTAGTGATATACGTTTCCAAAAAATTGAAATGGTGTTTACCTAACCAATATAAAGTATGACAAGCATTATAAGGCATTTGTGCTGTTACACATACCCATTGAAACCCAGGGCTCTGAGTTCTACCCCATTCCTTAAGCTCTTTAAATTCTTCTTTAACTCCTGGCATTAATTCCGATTCTCTATAGATCTCTTCACAATGAGTTTCTTGCCAAATTTTAGCTAACTCTTTAACATCTACATCGACATTAGGAAAGTCCCATCCGTGAGTGATATCTGACAATACTTTATCAGGATATAACTCTTTAATGATTTCCATTGCTTTTGAATCGAAATCTCTTAATACTCCATCTACATCAATACCTACACGTAACTTTCTTTTTGCCATAACTTTAATTTTTATTTTTTATTTTTACTTCCTTTAGGTCTTCCTCTTCTTTTAGGAGGATTCAATATCAATTGAATTTTATCTCTCAACACTGCACATTTCATATAATCTTCTACAGACTCGAAATATTTAAGAGTTTGACTAATCAAATCTACTTTTTGTTCTGTGCATAACTCACGTGGCCAGTCTATTTCATCTTGTGCATAGATTAGATAGCTGTCTACCATTAAGTGATTAAAATAATTTTTCATATCTTAAAGATAAGTAATCCTTTTGTAAATTACAAATTAATCTGTCTTTGATACAGTGATTTTAATTTTAGGTTCATACCCTTTAGGTAATCTATTTACAATTCCTTTGTACTCTGAAAAGTCTTTATCCCATCTCAAGAAAAATTCTAAATCATCTAGATTATACATTACTTGAGAAGTAGTAACCATATCAAATTTGTTTTCACGGCGATATGGATTCATAAAAGGATCTTTGGTATATTGTTTTGATAATGCATCAAGTACTTCAGAAGGAGCTTTTACTTTTTCTAATTCTCTAGTAGCAATATCTTTTCTAGAAATTGACGAAGTTCGTTTAACTCCAGAAGTGTATCCAGTATCTGGATATTCAATTCCGTGATTAGTTCTAACTACAACCTTTCGATCATCAACTTTAGTAATTACAGGCAAATGTTTAGAAGTCATTTCAATTAAAAATGCATATTTGGAATTTGCAATAATAGTTTCTCCTTTAACTCCTACATCCTTTTCATCTTCACCCACAAAAGTAACTACTGATTTAATAGCTTCTGATAATTTAGATTTTGATAAAGCTGTTCTAATTTTAAGACCATCATGAGATACTTTAGGAGCTTTACCTTTATCTAGATTTTGCTTTGCTAATTTACCTTCTTTCTCATCAAAATTTACAGTTAAAGATGAATTGACAATTCCTATACCATATTGGTTCATTCCTTCAGACCAGTCAGTTAATTTATCATGTAAATAAACAACTTCAACTCCTTCAATTAACTCATGAATAATTTCAATATCTGCAGTATAACCTCTGTCTCTATTTTTAGCTAGAATTGTCTTCCCGTCTACATTAACTTTAGCAACTACACATTCATTTAAGTTTGTGTCTTTTGCATCGACAGATGACATAATGGAAGGTAATGGAGTATGAGTGAATATTTTCAAAAACAAATCTCCAAATTTAGTAACCTGAGTATATGGAGTCTTAGTAGATCCCATATTATCTATTTGATATGTAATATCTCCATTCGGATGCACAGCAACTACCTCGCCAGTAGTTTTATAATGCTTACAATTTGGATCTACATTTTTTACTAAATCACCCGAAGCTAATTCATACGGCTTGGATACTTTAAGTAAATCAGATTCTAATTTTAATGGTTTCATCAATTGAGTTTATTATAAATATCGTAACTTAATATTATAGCGCCCGCAATAACTAAGTTAGATTTTTATAGAGCTGCTCCGCAATTAGGACAAAACTTCCAAGATGATTTTCTAATTCTGATTCCACATTCATTGCAATAATTTCTTATCTCTGAAGTTTCTACAGGTTTAGCTGACTCAGGTAGCAATTGAAATTCCCAATTCACAAATGAATAGTCAGAATAGCTACCTCCTTCTTGTTTGAATTCTTGTTTTGATTTTCCTCCTTTTCCTACTCTTCCTGTCTCAACTGAATCTGTAATTACAGCGCTTCTAACGTTTGGCCCTGCAAATGTATTTACTGCATTTGAGTAATAAGCTGAGTTGATAGTTTGCGTAGAAGTGGTACCAGCGGTAATATTAAAAGGATTACTTGTAGTGCTTGTATACGTTAGTGTATTTGGGTATATCGTAGTGGTAGTGGTGCCGTTTCCATATAACAAATTATTTGTGAGAGGTACTATTTTATTAAAGAAAGATACTTTTACCAATCCATTTTTCTCTCTAGCTGCTTTGGTTTCCTTTACATCATCAACTTCAAATACATTGAATTGAAATTTTTCAGGAGTATCTAAAAAACGTTCCAAATAAACTCTTTGACCTGGCTTAACAATAATACCGGACGCTGACATTAATTTGTCATTGAGCCAGATTTTAGCAAGCACAGAATCGTTTGTTGGATTGAATAACTCAATCTCGAAATTAGTTTTTGATTTTAAATAGTGATTTTTGTTTTCGTAAAGCTTAAGACGATTTTTCTTAACTGTTACAAAGGCTTCAGGTTGAAGCATGGTCATGTTTGTTGTGTACATAGTTTTAATTTTTGATAAATGTTAAACATCTAATTCTGCTAATCTTTTCGTAGCTTAATACTACTCAAGGGCTCTGAACCCAAGACTAACAAAGTTATTGGCGCTATACTAATAAATATGGTATTGTTACAATTCTTCTTGATTGCCCTTAAGTGCAGATTCCCACCTAGCTAGCTCTTCATCAGTCACTTCAAAATCTTGATTGAATTCAGTTTCAAAGTCTTCATAAGCAATTCCACTGTCTACTATTAATTTGTCTTTTAAATACTCAGCTGCTCTGTCATATCCATCCATTTCCAATAAAGCAATACCAAATAGGTTAGCTTCTATTTCAGATTGGGCATCTATTCCAGCTTTATGCCCAAGCAATGAATGTGCTATTTCATGCGCTTCTAGAGCCAGTATTTGATCTTCATCAACGTTATTATCAGTTACTGATTCTCCGTCGACGTAAATGTCTTTGGTACCTACCCATAAAGCTCCTACTGATTTTATTTCATCTAAGCCTTCTTTAATAACTGCATAGTCAGGATGACCGTTATAAAGAATATGCACTGTAAATTCAGAATTTAATTCTGATTGATATACTTTTGAATGTTCGTCTTGTGTCATGATTTTATTATTTTTAATGGTTGTAATCTGGTTAGAAATTCTTCTACAGATAAATTTTCGTTTTTGTCTGATTTAATCCTAACATGCTCAAGCATCTCAGGCGCTCGGTCAATCATTTTCATCAATGCTGTTAAGCCTCTTCCTGAATAGAATGTTTTAAATGAAGCTTCTCCTAATAAATTAGTTTCTAACATAGCATCTTGCTCTGTATCGCCGGGTAGTAGAATATAGTACTGCATTATTCTTCAGAGACTGCTCTCCCAATTTGTTTAGTCCAATCAAAGTCAGTTCGAACATCATTATTTTTATATGCAGTCCCATTTAGCATAATAGGATCTACTCCTAATGCTGTTGCTAAATAAGTCAAAGCAGCTACATCTTTAGGGAAACAATGACCACCAAATCCAAAATCACCATCTGGACCTGGTACTGACCAATGTGATTGCCCTAATCTATCATCATAGCGAGCATACTCAATTACTTTGTCATAATCGATATCTAGAGCTTGGCTAATTTGATACATTTCATTTGCGAATGAAACTTTAGTCGCTAAAAACGTATTAGTTACATACTTAACCATTTCCGCAATAGTTGAAGATGTTTTGATAATCGGAACTTGAGGAAAGGCTTTTGCAAATATTTGTTTTACTTGAGAAGTATATGGCCTATCTCCTCCTACAATAATTCTATTTTGATTTTTATAATCTTCATTAGCATTAGCTTCTGTTAAGAACTCTGGGTTGAATACTATATCAATATGGTTACTATACAACTCATTAAGAGTTTCAGTAGTTCCTGGCGGTACTGTAGATTTAAGAATTACAGTTACATGTTTTTTCAATGCTTCACATGAATCGGAAATTTCTTTCAATGCATTGTGTACTATTGATAAGTCACATGCCCCTGATTTATACATTGGAGTAGGCACACATAAAAATATTACTTCAGTCAAATCAACTACTTCGTAAAGTGATTTTTGAGTACATTTTTTAGTTATATCTTTGTCGTATGTTATCATTTCATAACAATGAGACATTCCTTCAGTCACTGCAGTACCTACAAAGCCTTGACCAATAACTCCTAATTTACTTTTCATTATTAATTACGTTTATATATGTTTTTAAATCTTTTGTTGCTCGGAATTTAATTTGCATTTCAGTATCTCGCCATAATGCCAATGTAGATCTGCCTTCATTTTTTCTTAAAGGAACAAATGTAATTTTTGACATATCATTGTTGCAAGTCCATTTTGCGACATCTAGAATTGAAATTGGCTCACCTCTTCCTAAATCATAATTACGTACATATTTTGAATGTTGAGGTTTGTTTAATAAATGTTCTGCTATGGCAATCATTCCTTGACAAATATCATCTACATGAGTAAAGTCTCTTGTTTGCAATCCATCGCCTACAACAGTAATAGGTTCATTATTATCAAATTGTCTTTGGAATTTTGCTCTAACAGTCGCATATTCTCCTACTTCTGGCTCTCTAGGTCCATATACATTATAAAATGTAGCCATTGCACAATTTACTTTATAACAATATTTGTATGTGCTTAATATATCTTCTCCAGCTACTTTAGAATAAGTGTAAGGAGATATGTATTTAGAGCCATGGTTTTTAGATGAAGTCGTTGCATACACTACTGCCTTTGCATTTGATAATCTAGCAAATTCCATTACAGCTGCAGTGCCCATTATATTAGTTTGAAACCAATGCAATGGATTTTCAAATGACGGCTGAATTCTAGCTTCGGCAGCTAAATGATAAATTACATCATAGGTATTGTCCCAACTTAATTGACCTACGATATTGCCTACATCCATGTATCTATAATTAGCTTTTGTATTTCTATAAGACTCTGAGCTTGAGTCTGAAGATAGGTTATCAATTACATCTACTTGATGTCCTTGACTAATTAACATATCTACTAGATTAGACCCTACAAAGCCTAATCCTCCTGTAACTAATATTCTTTTAGACATTGATTAAATCGTTTTGATATTCTTCCATTGAGTTTATTGTAATTTTTAAATGACCTAATTCAAACGTTTCATTTGGAGACCCAGATTCTTTAATAATTTCAGACAGCTGTTGAATATAAACAAAATCGTCATTATCAAATGTATCACAATCTATTCGAACTACAATATCATTTTCTCCGTCAGCGTCATTATAATGATTATTTACAACTCTTTTAAGTAAATCATATGAAGTATCATTGGCCTCGTCCATAATATACTGAGTTCGCAAATTTTCTAAAGTAGCTCCTTTTGAACTTGCAATATATATTCTATCACACCATGGCTCCAAAGCTGCTAGTGCTGCTATTGGGCAACGATCGACTACAAAAGCAATATTATATTTTGGAATTATTACTGGCTCCATTAATGCTGTATGCTTAACATTACTTCCCCATTTGCGAATAAATTCTTTAGTAGATCTAACCATATCATTTTGCCAAGCTGCATGTCTCGCTTCATCACCTCCAAAGCTTCCAGCTCCTCTACCTGTTAAATGATATACCATAGAATTCCAAGGTTGCACAAATGTAAATCCTGCTAACTTTAATCTATTAAATACATCTGAATCTTCTCTGCAAGAATGCATTCTTGCATCATGCCCTCCTATAGCTAAAAATTCTTCTTTGTACATCATCCATGGAGCGAATACCCCATTGGTTATATGAGTATCTTCTTTATATGTATCTACAAAAGCGTCAAACTCATCTTCTTTAAATTCTTCTGGCCACATACCAAAGTCCATTATAATCTTTTCTCCATTATTAGGATGTAAAGGCGGTTCAACTCTAGTAGCAGATACTACAGTTTTAAATTGTAAATGATCAAATGCTAACTTATCTGCATTTTTACCTAACATCATATCCGCATGAAAAATCATAAAGATATCTGTTGTAGATTTTTCAATACAATAATCATACGCCTTTCCAATTCCAAATAGATATTTTCCTAAATTAGGATTAACATAGTAAGATAAATTATATTCATCTTTAACTTCTTCTAACCATTCGACAGTACCGTCTTCGTCTGAATCAACAAAGATGATAATATCATGATCCGGTCTAAATGCATTCTTTCTAATAGAAGGAATACAAGTTTTTAAATATCGCAAATTAGATTTGCTAGGAATACAAAATGTTATTTTTTCCATTTAATATCTTGTTGAGTTTCTATAAATTTAATTTCTTCTAAATGCTTACTAGGATATACTGCAATGCAATCTTCATTGTGACTTGCTTCTAATCTATAAACTTCATAGCCCCATTCTTTAATTAAATCAATTACCTTTTGATCTTGCTCCGAGCCTGGATAATTTTCTATAAACATCAAAGGCCAATTTGCTTTAATAGTAACTTCGCCTCCTTTTAACGTATGCAATTCAAATCCTTGAACATCTAACTTCATAAAGTCTAGTTTAGCTAAACCTAAACTATCTATAGTAGTTAATTGCACAGCTTCTTCTCCTTCTTCTCCTTCTGTCAATCCACGACCTCCATAATTAACACAATGTTCTGAAAATACTTGCTCTTTAAGTGGAGTCATTTTTAATTCTTGATTGATGTTATCACTCAACCCTAATCTGAATTGTTTAATTACATCTGAACATCCATTAATCAGTGCGTTTGTTGATAACACATTGAAAATTAAAGGCTGAGGTTCAAAGCAATATACAGAACCTTGATTCGCTAATTTAGCAAATTGAATACTATGAAATCCTATATTAGCTCCTCCGTCAATAACTACGTAATCAGGTTTTATAAACTGTCTATAAAAGTGATGTAGATGAGCTTCCCAGTAACCTCTTTCATTAATACAGTTACTAATTAAATCATCCTCTACAAGACAAAAGTTTCCAAATGCCGATTCTTTAAAGTATATATTCATATTATTTATTTACATCCAATGAGTAAATTTTACTCCTAAGTCTTGTATTTCTTTTATTAATTCAAAAGTCGTTTCTTTATTCTCGCCAGTCTCTAAAATAGCATGCGCATCTTTATGAGAGTGAAACTCAACTGATAAATCATCTACATATAATATTGATTTGTCTGCAATCATTTTTCTTAACACTTCATATTCAGCGCCTTCAATATCCATTTTAATTACGATGAAATCATCTTTAGTAAAATTTGATAAAATAAACTCACTTAAATCTAAACACTCTACTTCAATAGCCCCATGAAAATTAGCATCTCCTATATGATTTTTGTATATAGATGAAGCGTCGGTATTAGGGTATGCAATATTAAATGTAATATTGTCATTGTGTATGTAAATTGCTTTATTGATATAATGTACATTGTCTAGTATATTATTATTAATATGCTCCTGCCACAGATATAAATTTGGTTCAAATGAATATACTTCCCATTCATGATCAATAGCAAATTTGCTAACAAATTGTGCTAGCCCTTCTCCATAATGAGTGCCGCAGTCTAAAAATATCTTTCTCATAATAATTTATTGAAATTATCTAATTCTATGCTTAAATTTGATTCTGCCTGAGCTCTATACTCTTTCTGGTTATCCACTAAATATAAGAAATCCTTATGATAATTCTTACGATATTTAAAATTTTCTATTACTACTAACCCGTCGACTACATACTGATTTACATCTAATCCTTTTTGCTTCATTATATTACAGCAAATCATAACATATAAATCGTCAATTCCATAAGGTCCAAAGGAGTCTGGTATATCCGTTAACTTAAGTAATTTAGTAGAAAGTAAATTAAACCAACCTCCTCCAAATTTAAACTCGTCAATTTTCTTCAATTCAATATCATAAATATCTTTTGCAATTATTTCAAAAGGATCATTAGCATAATACGTTTCCATATTTGCTGGCACATTTAGATATTCTTTGTTAGTAATCACGTCCCAACTTGAATCCCACATTCTTACAGTTTGAGGAGATATTATATAATACTCGTCCTCTACGACCGACGCAGCAGACACCATGTATGACAGTGTCTCCGGCTTGAAAATTAAGTCGCTATCCAAATATAAAATGTTATCAGCTTCAGTAGCTCTAATAGAAGTTCTTCTTTTATCATCACACCCTAAACAAGTGCCATCTTCATTAACATCAAATTTAGTTTCTGCCCAATCCCACAGAGTCTGTATGTAATTAAATTTATCAATGTAATACTGTTTAGGCATTTGTGATTTTGACCAATCTACTAAATTAAGATTAAGTGTAACATCAATAATGATATTACTATCTACATGAGTGCTTCCTAATTTGAATTGTTTTGTTTGCCATTCAAACCAATCTATTTCATGAGGAAGTAAATGTACTACTATTTGCGTTGTCATTATTATTTTTTTAAGATTGTTAAATAATCAGATAAATCATCTTGCCATGTAGAAAGTGTAATAAATTTAGATAATTTATCACACGACATTGTAAATTTACCGTAATTAGTAAAATTTCTAGGTATTTTATCTATGACGTTGATTGTTTTACTCGTATCCAAATAGTCATTAATGAATTGACCATATTCGTAATGAGTTGTAGATCCGCTATTAGACAAATTATAAATTCCATTTAATGAGTTAGTATTTAATTCAAATTGAATTGCTTTGAGAACCTGCGCTAAACTGGTTGGGTTGAATTGTACACAATCTAAATTTAAAGAATTATTAGATATAATGTATTCAGTTAATTTTTGTTGCTTAATTAAATCTAAATGACCAAATAATTTACCTAATCTAAAAGTTACGCCATTAGATACTAAACGCTCCCCTTCTAAATTTTGTCTTGTATAGTTATAGTCATACGTTACATTCGATTCTTCAGAGCATAAACCTAAATTGTCATATACATAATAAGAACTAAAATTAATAATTTTAGCTGCAGGATAATACTTTTGTATGTCTAATATAATATCTCGGTTAGAATAATCTGTTTCGCTTTTATGAATTTCGCAATATTCTAAATCTGGTTTTCCTATACAATTAATTACATAATCATATTGAATGCCATTGTCATAGATATCTCTGCTTTTTAATGTGTCAACGTTTAAATTCTGTAAGAGGTATGAACCTAAGTATCCTCGCTCACCTAATAGTAATACTTGCACATTAAAACTTTTTAACTACAGATTCTATATAATCAAAAACTTCTTGAGTATAATGAGGTGCCGCACCGATAAAAAATACTTTGTCTAATACTTTATTTGCTTCCGGAAATTCTTTAAAATCTCCTAAATGCTTATATCCTGGATGCATTAAGATATTACCTGCAAAGTAATTTCTAGTTTGAATTAAGTTTTCTTCTAAATGCTGAACTAATTTGTGTTTCAATCCTGGCTCATCACATATGAATGGAGTACCGAACCAATTCGTAGATGCTTTCTCTAGAGAATTTATAGCTCTTAATCCTGGTATGTTATCTGTGAATATTTTATCTATTCTTTCTTTAGAATTTTTTCTATTAGCGTCAATTTCATCAATTTTCTCAAGTTGTTCTAGACCTATTGCACCTTGTAAATCTAATGGTTTTAGGTTGTAACCCATATTATCAAAGATGTATTTATGGTCTATATCATTTTCATATCCTTCTAAATGTCTTCCAAATCTACAACCACAACTTCCTTGCGGCAATAAGTTAGCGGCTCCTACACAATAACATGCTCTACCCCACCATGAATAACTCATGATTAATTTTTTAAGCTCCTCATCATTTGTACATATCATACCACCTTCTCCTGTCGAAATATGATGTGACGGATAAAATGAATTTGAAAATGCAACATAATATTCATTAAGATATTTGCCGTCCCATTTCGATCCTAAACTATCACAATTATCTCCAACTAAAAGAATATTATGTTTTTCAGCTATTTCAACTAGTCTATCAAAGTTAGGTGCATTACCTAATACTGGAGATACAAATATGGCTTTGGTTCTAGAAGTAATTTTCTCTTCAATTAAATCTAAATTGAAATTTAAAGTGTCCCATTCAATATCTACAAATACAGGCTTTAATTTATTTTGGTCAATTACTGATATTGTAGTTGCGAATCCTACAGGCGATACAATTATTTCATCATTATCTATCCAACCAAATCGTTTTTTCAATGCAGCTATTAATACTAGATTTGCAGAAGATCCGGAATTAACCATATGTGAATATTTGGCTTTGAATTTTTTACCAAATTTCATTTCAAATCTATTTACCTTTGCTCCGGTCGTTACCCAAGCTCCATTTAAAAATGTATCTACTGCAGCTTCTATCTCTTTGTTATCCCAATACGGCCCTGAATACCAAACGGTACTTTCTCCAGGCACGAAAGGCTTGCTGTTTAATAGATAAGGAGGAAGGTGATTTCCTATTAACGCTGCTATGTCTTCTTTTAAAATCATTTCTAATTAATATTAGTTTGTTAAATATATCTGAATTGCTCATCTGCAATATAATCTTTCTTTTGCAGTTGTAAGATATTAATATCTGAATAAGCCGCTAAATTAGTTGGCCATGCATAAGACGGATCTAGAGTTTTAGGCGGATGTAATAAAAAATATTTGTTTAAATAGGACTCGTCTAGCCAAACAGGCTCCACAGAATTATTTAAATCTTCATCTACCCACTTTTTTATTGTATTATTAAATTCTATAAATGCATCGACAGTTCCTCCCCAGAAACATGCTTGATAGTATATAGAACCTTCTCCATACGGAATATATGCATTAGTTTTTGGATTTCTGTCATAAGTAAAGTAATCAATATTTCTATGAGTATAATTTGGATGTTCAACTCCAACCATACCACTTTCATTAGGTAATATCTCTTCTCCTATAGCAGAATAAATAGACATATTAGCATTAAAAAAATATACATAATCTAAATGTGATATTCGTTCTTTAAGCTCATATGAATATTGAGGTCTTAATAAGCAATCTAAAGGCCATCCATTTCTATCCTTAAGTATAATATTACATTTAATGTTATCAGCATATTCAAATTCTTTATCTGTGATAATAAAGTATTCTTTATCATGCCCAATTAAGAATTTTTCTTCACAGGAACTAATTAAATTATCTATGAATATAGAATACGGTCCATTAGCTAAACATATAACACCTATTTTCATAAATTAATCTTCTTTAAAAACTTCAATGCATAAAACATTCTGATCATTGATTAATATCATAGTTCCGTCTTTACATTGAAATTTAGTAAATTGGCCTTGCTTTATAGAATCTGTAATTATACCGTGATATGTTCTTTTTACATCTCCTATAAAATGAATTATCTGAGTTACTGTTTTTCCTTGAGAATTTATAGATGATTTTAAATTCATATAACTATCCAATTGTTAAGATATAAATCTGTTAATGGTTTTTCTGGAATAAACCAATTACTTGGCACTACCACTTTTTTATTTTCATTTCGATTCAGATATGCAGCCCACCAGGAATAAGATGAATTAGAAATTACGTTATGATTACATAATGACATCAAACATAAATCTTCGTATTGATCATTGCCTTCCATAAATACAACTCCTTCTGGAAATACTTGTTTACACCATTCCATATCATCAGAGAATATTAAAAATGTATATTCTTCGTCTGTGAATTGTTCTAGCGCAGCTTGTATATATTCCAATGATACATTCCACATATTAGGGTGAGCTACTTGGTCACCTCTTCTTATATGAATTGCTACAGGATTTGTATATTTAGATATTTCTAACTTACACTTATCTAATATTTCATCTTTAAATGTAAACTCTTTTAAAATTGCATCTTTACAATCTTCAAAGTATTTATATGATTGAAAATATCCTTCAATAGCTGTATTATCTGATACTTCTAATATAAGGTTTTCATATGAAAAATTCGACTCTATATATAAATTATTTTCTGTTTGATTTAATAAAGGCGCTGATATATTAAAACAGTCATACAAATCTAATTTGTATTGAATCCATTTATTATTTGTATAATCAAAACACCCGTCTTGTTTAATAGCAGTGTGATTAGGTAAGTAGCAATCTACATTCAATCTCAATGCCTGTGCTTTCGCCGCGGCGTATTGAAACATTTGATTACCTAATCTCCCGCTATAACCTATACTTTTATGTGTTAACATTAGATATAAAATTTAGAAAAGTCATGATTGATATCACTGCAATATTTCCAAAAATGAGTGTCTTTGTTATCATCACTTTTACCTAATTCTTTAAGATCGATAGTATGGATAAATTTTTCATATATGTCTTTAGAAACGTAATTTGGGTTGATATAAAAATCTTCAATTATATTACATTCTCTAACTAACACATATCCATACTGTTCCATTAATAATCTAGTAGGCTTTGTATCACTTTCTACCATACCTCTATACGCATCATGCTCGATAGTAGCTACCTTAAACTCATAACCAGAATTTAATACATTTTGTAAACACTCAAATGCTAGACCTGAACCGTCTAAATCAATTGATAAATAATCTACAGGACTATTAATATTATTTTGCTCTAACAATTCTTTATAGTCAATGGTTAGTGCATTTGAATTTATAAATTTTGTATTAGGTCTATGCTGACTGAAATTGTCAGACAGATTTCGTAAATCGATTCCTATTCCAGACCATCCATGTTTTTCTAATAATGCTGAATTAGATCTAATTACATGTCCATCTTGGTTTTCATGATAGCAACATCCAATATCTAAAAATGTACCTGGTTGTTTGGTACCTAGCATACTTAATACAAATATGTCTTGTTGCTCGCCAGCATATAATTCATCTATAATATCACCGCTTTTCGTTCTTCTCATTGTTTTGTTATTTAATTTGTGATATCCAATTATAAGTTAAATCAATTCCGTTATATAACGGTTGATTAACTTTCCAACCTATTTTTTCTAGGAATAATGTATTGTCTGAGTTTCTTCCTCTTACTCCGGTAGGACATTTGAATCCATATTTTTCAATAAACTCAGCGCCTTCAATATTTTTAATTGTAATATGCTTACCTGAAATGTCAATAGCCATTTGTGCTAACTCATTAATAGTAACCATTTCGTCTGAACCTATATTAACAGGTCCTTGAAAGTCGGATTCCATTAATGCTAGCATCGCATCTAAACATTCATCTATGTATAAAAATGAACGAGTTTGCTGTCCATCTCCCCATACTTCAATCTCTCCTCCTTCTAAAGTCTCTGCTACCTTTCTACACATAGCTGCAGGAGCTTTTTCTTTACCTCCTTTATAAGTGCCAAAAGGTCCAAAGATATTATGGAATCTTGCAATTCTAACATCTAATCCATAATTTCTATTAAACGCTAAAAATAATCTTTCGCTGAATAACTTCTCCCATCCATATTCTGAATCAGGATTAGCAGGATATGCTGATGACTCTTCGCAATTTGGATTGTTAGGATCTAATTGGTTATGCTCTGGATACATACAAGCAGATGAAGAATAAAATACTTTTTTAGCTTTAGTTTTTACAGCTTCTTTCGCCACGTTTAAATTTATCATTGCAGAATTGTGCATCACATCAGCGTCATGCTCTCCTGTAAAGATATACCCAGCGCCTCCCATATCAGCAGCTAATTGATAAACTTCATCAAAAGCTTCTAAATCAGTAAATGCTTGTTTGTGATATGAAAAAGGCAATATACATCCTTTAGTAGATTCTAATCTAAATATAGATTCTACATTTTTTGTATCTCGTAAATCATAAACTAAAAATTCATTACAGATATCATCTTCTTCGAAATGCTCATGTCTTTTTATATCTACAATCCTAACCCAATAGCCTTCGGATTTTAATCGTTTGCCTAGATGCCCTCCTATAAAACCACCTCCGCCTAGTATTAATGCAGTTTTCATAATGTATCGTAATAATTATTTTGTTTTACTTGCTTCTCTATTGTTTTTGGATGATATAGACAAAATTCTTCTTCTGCTGGAAGGAAGGTTACTGATTGATATCCTTCTAATACTTCATGCACTTTATTCTTCCAATTTATACTAGAAGTGTTTTTATAAATTCTCCATTGATAGTCTGGAAAGTTTACCCATCCTTTATCATTTACATTCCATCTCCACTTTTGGATATACTCTTGTGTTAAACCTTCTACTGTATTAATTCTAGGTACGCGAAATACATCTATATCTTGATTGATTTCTAGAATATAAGGAAGTCCTTTGATAAACTGTTCGTTAGGAAGTTCATCTGCATCAATTTGAAATATATAATCTCCTGTACAATGCGCTGTTAAATTATTTTTAAATGCTGCAAAGTCATTATTTAATGCACAGCTAACAAATTTAATTTTATCTTCAAATATTAAATCATTAAGATAATTTTGTACTGCTACTGTATCCATTGAAGGATTAGTTAATTCATCTTGCTGAATTACTATCTCATCTTCTTCCCGCTTATTCGCTATGAGAAAAGAGACCAATTTCTTGATCTCTTCTACCTCATTACATACTGTTATCGCGTAACTAATTTTCAACTGGCTCTATTTTTTTAAGTTTAGGCAATTCAATTTTCTTTAATTGCGGTAATTTCAATTGAACTTGTTTTGGGAAATCAGGAAGTCTAGAATTTAAAATAGATCCTACCTTTTCAGTCATAGCTTCAAAAGAAAAATTAGTTTTAATATGATGATAAGTCTTTCTAGATTTTTCTAGATACTTTTTATAATCTTTGTGCATGTCTTTCATAAATGCAGACGCTTGACCATAATCTATAGTATACCATTCAGATTCTAAATTTAGAACTCCTTTCCAAGCTGCTGAAGGATGAACTCTTGTCATAGTACCATTAATTAATACTGACGAATCTGGTTTTAAGAAATCTAAATGACCTGACCAATTCGTAGTGATAATAGGCTTACCTGTTACCGCAGCTTCAATTAAAGGTCTACCGAATCCTTCTCCTTTTGTAAATGAAACGTGAGCTTTTACTTTGGGATGATTATATAAATCATTTATTTCTTGCTCTGTGAAATCTCCATAAGCAATATACACATTAGGAAGATTTTTAGAATCTATAGTATTTTTAATAGCTTGTATCTTTTCTAACAAATTAATTTTGTCTGTCACTGATACAGTCCCTCCTGTAGTCTTTAATACTAGAGCAGGCGCTTTAGTTTTATTTTTAAAAGACTCGTAAAAGGTTTTAATCAATCCACTTACATTTTTTCTATCTTCTCCTAAATCTCCTGGCAACCAATGTCCTACAAATAGAAAACAAAAATCTTCAGGAATTTGATCAAAGATCTCAGCTACATTAGCTTCCCCTGTATATTTCTTTTGAAATGTATCTAATCTAATACCTTCAAATAAAACTTCTACAGGTGTAGTTAATTTAAGTGATTCGACAATCTGGCCTGTGCTTTGATCTTTTTTGTCAAAAGTAGTTCCTTCGAATACAGCTTTAGCATGCTCAGAAGAGGTTAATACTAAATCCATTCTATTACACCCTTCTAACCAAGTGTGATCGCATAGGTTAGTTTCAATACCTGCTGTCACTCCTATGTTATATTTACCTACTTTTTGAAATTCATTAGGCACTGTTACTTGCATAAAAATTTCAGGTTGCTGTGGTAGGTTGCCAACTAATATTCTATCAAGAATATCTGAATCTAACTCTGTCAATGCATTCATTGGAGTGGCGCCCCAACGAGTGCTTACTATTTTAATATCAAACTTATCTAATGCAATAAGAGCTCTAACTAAATCGCGGGATCTTTCACCGTAACCTGATCGAGTACCTACTGGCGCTTGAAATACTAATACTGGTTTACTCATAACTATATTTTATGCTTTTATAAATTCTGTTCGTTTTCTAGGTTTCCAATTCGCAAAACAGGTATTAACATGCTCTATAACATTGTTACCCATTGATTCAGCTGACAATCCAACTTCTGGTTTCAAATAATGCTCTCTACCTAATTGACCTACTCTTTCTCTTTCTTCATGAGGTGTATCATACCATTCTCTTAATTTCAAAGCAGTGTCTCTATAACACGCAATGTCATCAAAGATGTATGGAGTAGGAATAGAACCTTGAAGTGTTCTTACTGCTGGGAAGGTAGGTTTAGCCCATTCACCGCAATCTTTATATCTACCCTCTGCATTTGTTTGAAACTCGTCTGAATAGTCATCTGCAGTTAAATAAGTACCATCCTCTTTCTTGAATCCACATTGATCTTGAAGACCTCCAGTTACATTAACTACAATAGGAGTACCTGCCATAACAGCTTCAGCTGTTCCTAATCCAAATCCTTCATTAGACGCAATATTAGCAGAAATGTCAGACATATTATAAAGGAAATTCAATTCCTTAGTTGATATTATTCTAGACGGAGTAAACTTTACTTTATACATTGGACAAAGTTCTCTAATTACTGCAACTAAATCTGTACCTGCTTCTTCTGCTGGTTCAGTATGGAACAATAATAAACATTTGTCTGCTTTTTCTTTTGGTAGCGAATCACAAAATTCTTTATAAGCTAATATTAAATCTGAAGTATGTTTTCTTCTAATATTTCTAGCATTATGGAATATTGTAAATTCAGTACCTTCAGGAATTATATTCTTTTTATATTCTGCAAACTCATTCCATTGCTCGTGAGTTTCTGTAATTGGGAAGAATAAATTATGAGGCACACCGTGTGGAGTATAAGTAATTTGCCAATCTTCATAACCAGCTCCTTTTAATACTTGCTTAACGATATTATGAGTTTGTTTTGAAATACACATTAGCAAATCACATGATTCGTAATATGGTCTGTTATACATTGGATATGGGGTATCGTCCCAAATTGTATAATACATCAATGGCATCATTTGACGCAATTCATGCTCCATCGCATATAACCAACCCCAAAATCTAGGATCTGTAAAATGTAATACAGCATCTGGCTTTTCAAGTTGTATTAATTCTCTTAATACTTCTTGGTTTCCATAATCATTGAAACAATAAATTTTTACGCTAGCGTCTTCAACTCCTGTATGCTGAACAGTGTCAGCTGATAAATCAAATACCTTTCCAGCGTCAGGATGATTAATTCCAGCACCTAATTGTACCCAATCAAATTCTTTAACAGAGTTTAATACAATTTCACGGGACATAGTTGCAATTCCTGAATGCATACGTAAGTCATCCGATAGTAGTAGTATCTTTTTCTTTTTTGTCATAACCTTAATTTAACCTTTATTAATTTAATATAAATATGTAATCCTTATGATAATCGACACTTTATCGACTACAATTTTTACAGCATTTAGGAATAGTAGTTTTAGCTTTCTTAGCTAATTTGATTGTGTATTTGTGTCCACAGTCGAAACACGTAAAAGTCTTTTTAGTAGGAATTTCGGCAATTTTAGATTTGATCATATATTTAATTAAGATTTTTCATTTACAATAACAACAGGCTTTGAATGTTTTTGTGCCATTGTCACGGCATGATGTGAACCTTTAGATGCTACATTAGAATCTATGAAGGCAATCATCTTATCACAATACTTTGCAATCAACTCATTTCTGTGAAAGAATTGAGTAGTATGAAAAGGTTTACTATAATATGAATCTGGCATAACTGAATATAAATTCTTTACAGAATGCGCAGGATTGAATTCTCTATAATTAACTCCTAGCTCGATAGAATATTTTTTAGCATATTTATCTGCGCCGGAAGGACATCCTCCTGATATAATTTCCAATTTATCTCCAAACGTTTGTTTAAGTTTGAAAATCATATCTCTTATTTTTCTTTTATTCTCGTATTCTCTAGACCCAATAATTGCAATTTTAATTCTGTCTGGGTCTGAACTTAATGAATTCATGACTTTATACTTGTTTATCATTTTATTCTTTTATCTTTAGGACATAAATCTTCTCTATTAGCAAATTCACACCATCTACAATTTTTAAACCCGGCTAATCCTATTGCAGGATGAATAGCAGTGTCATTATAAGACCCGTCTGGATTAAAACTAGTAGCTACAAAATTTGCAATTTCTTTTTGTAATTTGTTTCTTGTAGGCTTACCTGAAGCTGGAACAAACTCTTGAACTCTTTTTTGTGGGTACATAAACCCTTCAATAAGCTTTCTCTTTACAATAAAATATTTAATATCTATAGACTCTTCATCATACCCATATTGTTTTGCAAAGTAAGACTTATACAATACCAATTGAGAAGCTTTGGTTTTATCTGCTTTTGCATACTGATTCCAACCTTTAGTACTCGTTTTAAAGTCAATAATAAGTATCTTACCAGTTGCCTTTTCACGTAATACAATATCCAAGAATCCGTTCATGATAACTTTTTCATTATCTTCAGAAGCTTGAGTGTAAAGTGGAATTTCAATTCCTACCAATTCATGAGTTTGATTAGAGAAGTAAGCTCCTCTATGTCTTTTAATCCAATCTAAAATTGCTAAGCCATCTTGATAGAATTCTTGCAACTCTTGCGGATTTGAAAAATGAACACCTTCTAAATTGGAAACTTCCAACATATAATTTTGAATCATTTGCTCGTGCAAACATTCCGCTAAATTAAGTCGGTCAGCCTCTTTAATAGATTTAGTGAACATAATATGTAAGTACCATTGTATAGTCTCGTGAAAGGCAGTACCGAATACCATATGTATTGAAGGGCCTCCTAATCTAACTCTATCTACATAATTCAATTTCCATTTTTGTGGACATGAACTCCACATTGCAAACTGACTATACGATATCGTCTTATCGCCTTCTTTCTTTTCTGGCACAACTGCTTTAAACAATTGACCTAATGCACTTACTCCCATACTTACTAATTTATTTTATAAAGATAAGGAATTCTATTGTAGGAACCTAATTATAACCCAGCAAATATTAATAACTTTTCAGCTTCTAATATTTCATATACTTTATTTTTTAAGTCACTTAAATCTCCGTCATTGGAAATTATATAGTCCCAATCTGTTACATGATCTAAGGCAACCTCTGAAGCGTGTTGAGCTTGTTTCTCATCTGTCTTTCTACCTGGTCTATGTACTTTAATAGTAATTCCTTTTTGCTCTTGAACAGCTTCTAATTCATTTGGAAATCTAGTGTCAGTAATAATCCAATTAGGATATACTGCTGATTCTTCTGATAATTCTGTATCTAATGCTCCTACTAAATAATGAGTAGGTGTATAATCTGACATTAAAGCATTTACCCAAACATTTTTATGTAATCCATTTCGCATAGCTTCGGTCCCTAGCAATTGAAGAAGGTCTCGCACTGTCATTGATTGAGTAGTTTTATATCTACCTGACTGAACCTGCCTGTCCCAGCATTTTGGAAGGTTAGTATATTTAAAGTCTTGATCTTCGAATTTTTCTTTTGGTATACCTGAAATAATTTCTGCAATTGTTTTAAGTTTACCTGCCCACTTTTGAATTTCCCATTTGTGGTATGGAGTACATTCTTGTATAATTTGCGCAACGGTGTCTTTACCGCTGCCTATTTTACCTGTAATTGATATTATCATTTTGCAACCTTCGGCTTTAATAAATTGTCTATTTCTTTATCTGTCTTTCCATATAATTTAACTATGGAACGAATTTCTCCAACGTTAGTAGATTCCAAAAGCTCTATATATTCCGTAGCTTCTTTTTCACTCACACAGAAGTGCTGTGACAGTAATTCGACTAATTCTGGGCTATACTTATCAGCCTTCTTACCTTTAATGTACTTGTTGAATTGTCTTTGTTTAGGAAGAAACTCATAATACAATTTATAGGTTTCTGCAGGCGATATTTGACCTATTGTATATCTTTGTAATTCATTAATTACTTCGATAAAATCCATGTTCATAGACAACCATCTATTAATAATAAATGGAGTAAATGACTTTTGATCGGCTTCGCTAATAGAATGCCAGGGCTTCTTCTTATCTGTTAAGTTTGACATATGGTCAAAGATAGAAGCTGCCCCGGTTCCTGCTGATTTAGGTTTAGACACTTAAATCAAATTCTTTATTAACATTACCACAAGAAGTACACATATAAACTTCTACAGGGAGAATTCCGTCTTGAGGTTGACCTGTCATTAGCTTTGAAACTTTTCTAAATTTCATTGCTTTCATGAACATATCATTTTCACATTCTTCATTATCACATACAATTGGAGTTGTCTTTGTGATATCTATTTTAGGGCCTTGAGCCCCTACTGGTTGTTTTTGCATTGTATAATCGTTTATTTTTTGTTTGCTTTGAATATACCTTTTTGTATTTTATTATTAGTATCAATTTGTCTTTGAATATCTGCTTTCGCAATTTCTGCCATTTCAATTTGAGCTTCTCCAGATACTCTAGTTAAGCATATTCCATCCCAAGCTTCTGTAACAGCTTTTTTTAATTTTATTGTATCTGATTCTACAACCGTTTCTTTAGTTACTTTAGCCTTAGCATAATCTCTTAAAGTCGGGTCTGCTTGATATGTCATTAGTTCTTGCAAACGCTCTGGACTTTCTAATATATAATTTACATTGACTCCTTCCTCAGGCGTGTATATAGGCTCATGAGTTACTGTCTTCTTTTGATTTTTACTAAATAATCTAGTAAAAAATTTAATTAATCGTTTCATAATATTATCTATTTTGTTCTAATATAGCCTGCTCTCTCCAAGCTTGAGCTACTACTACTAAATCATTATTAGCATTTGTTAATCTATGATTTACATCTTCAAGTTCTTTTACTCTTTGATTAAGTTCCGTATTTTCTTTTTGTAAATGTTCTGTTTTAGAATTTACAAAGTCTGGCATGATTTCTGCCATTCGTTTTAGAAATAAATCTGCCGCTTCGGTAGGTATATAAC